CGTAAACCAAATATTCTGAAGTTTTATATAAACAATCAGGAGCAGGAAGCAACTGATGACAGTCAAGGTGATAGCCGTGAAACACAGGATGCAATAGAACGTGTGCTGTGTATGACCAGCGACATGTTTAGACAAATCATTGCACTGAATACCTATAACGAACCGTTTCTTGCAATGAAGGTCAGTGATCAACGTAACATTATTGAACAACTACTGGGTATTACGCTACTAAGTGAGAAGGCGGAAGCCATCAAAGAACTAAACAAACTCACTAAAGATGACATCCAACGTGAAGAGTATAATATCAAGGGCATCGAAACTGCCAATACTCGAATTAGTGAGCAAATTGACAGTCTGAAAAAGCGTCAGCGACTATGGATAGCAAAACGCGACGAAGATTTGAGCAAGTTAGTAGAAGAATACGACGAACTAGCTAAGATTGATATAGCCGCAGAACTCAAGGCACACAAAGACCTTGCTGAATGGGCGGCAGCTACAGAAAAATTGAACCGATATAATTCACTACTTGCTCGTCAGACTACGTGGCGTCAAAAGCTAGATAGCGAAATCGCAGCTTTAGAAACTAAACTTGATACACTAAACAAGATTGATATAGCAGCAGAACTTCAATCCCATAAAGACCTAGCAGTCTACACTGAAACATTACGCCTACGTGAGGCATGGGAAGGTAAGATTGATAGTTTACGTAAAAATCTGGGTAAGGAAGAAAAAACACGTAAAAAACTAGAGGGTGAAGTAAAATCTCTAGAAGATCATAAGTGCTACGCATGTGGCCAGGAATTCCATGACGCACAACATACCGAAGTTCTTATATCAAAGCGTACTGCTCTAGATGAATCACTAGCTAGTATTAGGGATTGGAGTCATGAATTAGACGGTCTATCTGCTAATTCAATTACCGTTCCTCCTAAGCCAAAAACACACTATGTCACCGAAATGGAGGCAGTACTGCATAACAGTGAAATTGAATCACTACTAAAACAGATTCTGGATAAAAAAGCAGAAGTTGATCCTTATGCCGAGCAATTAGTGGAGAATGCTATAGTAGTTGTTGGCAAACAACCATCGACACACTACGATACCGAAGAAGAAGCAATCAAGCATAGTAGCAGAGTTGCTACATTATTGGATCAAATAACTAAAAAACACAGTGATGTAGATCCATATGTGGAACAAATCGCCGATATGGAAGCCAACGCTATACAAGCAGTAGACTATAGTGAAATCAATAGATTGACTCGATTACTACAGCATCAAGATTACCTGCTTGATCTACTGACAAATAAAAAATCTTTCGTGCGTAAGCGGATTATTGAACAAAACTTATCATATCTAAACGCTAGATTGACACACTACCTAGACAAGATGGGATTGCCACATCAAGTAATTTTTCAAAATGATCTTAGTGTTGAGATTACAGAACTTGGTCGTGAATTGGATTTTGACAATCTTTCACGCGGTGAGCGCAATCGTCTAATTCTAGGTTTGAGTTTTGCCTTCCGTGATGTATGGGAAAGTCTTTATAGTCCAGTGAATATCTTGTTCGTTGACGAACTAATTGATAACGGCCTGGACACCATTGGTGTGGAAAATTCAATTGCACTACTAAAAGATATGACCAGACGTAGAAATAAGAGTATATGGCTAGTTAGCCACCGTGATGAACTGACCAATAGAGTCAACAGTGTTCTAAAAGTGGTCAAAGAAGGTGGATTTACATCCTACTCTACGGCGAATGAATATGTGAATTAAAAATTACACATCACAACAGAATACGATAAGTAATAACATGCCATCAGCAAGTAAAATAAAAGGCAGCGGCTTTGAAAGAGAAGTTGCAAAAGAACTAACCACTATATATGGTGAAACGTTTATACGTAACATCAATGGCAGTGGAGCATACGTTGGTGGCAAAAACAACTCAAGAAAAGAAAACCTAACAGAATCACAGGTAAGACAGGCCAAAGGAGATATTATACCTCCTGAGAGTTTTTCTCTACTAAATGTAGAGGCAAAGTTTTACGGCGATTTTGGTTTTCATCAATTGTTTGACGGCAATTCCACACTAGATGGATGGCTAGAACAATTGATGTTAGCAGCGGATCCAGGCGATATTTCGATTTTGTTTTTCAAAATCAATCGCAGAGGTAAATACGTTGTCGTTCAAGCCAATCAGCCTTGGAATTATTCATCATGCAGTTATACACTGTATAGAAGTTCTAAGTTCGGTGATTGGATGATCTACTCCTTTGATAATTTTTTCAATCTTAATACAGCTACACTCAAAGCCCTTTGTAATAAATCTAAAATACTACTAGAAACAAATCACATTCTATAATAGTTTACAGTACACTCAAAGCTCAACTCAGGCAACAATAATCATAAGACCACAGGTCAAACAAAGACCTGTCAAATATAACTAGAAACGTAACCGTGGCAAGCCGACACTGCCCGTGGAGTAAGACCAAAGTGGGATCAATACTAACCACAACAAGTCTCTAAACGCAAAATCCCCCTCGGAAGGGAATTACTGCGCCCGACAGATTTAACGGGCAAAAATATAGGTTCTATCGGTGCTTCGGCGAACGTTCTACCTCCAGTGAAAAATAACTGGTCCAAAACAGAAGAAAAACAGGGGGGAGACGGTATTCTTTTTATTCGCCTATCACTACATGTATATGTAGTGAGAACTGGTATTGATTTATGAATTATAGCAGTAGAGGCCGTATCGCTTCGCTCAACGTCCTTGTATCTGTCACCAGCTCGCTATCGCTCACCTAAGTGACAGATACATCTTTTTACAGGAATTCGTTTTTAAAATTATAAATGGCGACTGGAAGGAGCCATTGGATGGGCAACGCCCATCCGTACATGATATGGATTTAGAAGAAAGGAATCTTGGCTTTCTTGGAAGTCTCCATGTTTTCTTCCACGATCTTATTGAGATTTTCGATTTCCTTGGATGACATGTTCATTATGTCAACAAATGAAATTCCACCACGCATCCACCATGCTAGTCTCTGATTAGAGAATACTATTTCATCACATTCATTTTCCATTGATTCAATTAGCTTCTCAGTCTCAATAGGGTTTAATCTGAGAAGCCTCATTCGAAAAAATCAGAACTATTCAGAATCACTCTATTTGTATAATCATGCGAACAGTGTATGCATTTTACATTCATAGGTGGAATTTCATTAGCTTCTTTTAGTTTTAGACTATGTTCTCTAATGGTAGTACTTGTTTGCTTGTCACATCCATTCATGAACTCTAGAATGAAGTCCTGTTCTGTTACCACCGTTTCGGGCGTTTTGATATACTCTATAGTAGATGCAACTGTATCGATCACCAGTTTATTCATGCGATTTACAGCTTCAGTCATCATTTTTTGTTGCTCTGGACTATTGTCATAGTCTTCTAGTGCCGCTAGCATTCGCTGGATTTCGTTTTGATCAAGTTGATTTTGATTCAATTCACTATAAACCAGTGGTCTAAATTTTATCTCCAGTTCACGTATTTTTAGCGTTTCATCATAATTGATGTTTACTTGTTTTGACAGTAGAGCTACTAGATTTACGCCGTAAGTGCCTGTTTCTGAGCATGATGGACACTTGCTCTCTATTTCCATCTGATTGCCTACACTAGCTGCACGAATAGCAATAAGTATTGCATCGAAGTCTATACTGTTGATCTTCCACGGATCTTTTATATTAGGCATGCAACTTTTTATAAGTTCAACCATAGCTGCTCCATTGAACAGGGCATCTGGGTTTCTAACTATTATTTCGTCGTTAGCAGTCATTGGATACACTGGTAGTTCTTGATTAGGAGGCATATCAACTACGCTACTGTCGTACAATTTTCCTAAACTTGGCAATTTGAAATACAGTGAAGGGCGTCTAAAATAGCGCTTTAGTGGATTGTCCATGGGTTATTCCTTTAGAGTGTGAAAAATGGCATGATAAATACCATAATAGTACCATATTTATTTGCGAGAAACCATGGCTGATATTTTCGACTTCGATGAATTTAGACAGAATCTAACTGAAGCTGCTGATAGTTTGGCTAGGTTGAACACTGGCGTAAACAGTAGCGCTAGAGCTAATACACTGTATGAACGTGCTAGTCGTGATGCACAAAATGCTATACGTGAAGAAGTTCGTGTTAGGCGCGAGGGTGTAGAGAATATCAAACGTGAGTTTTCTGGATTTCTAAACTCAATGTCTGGAACTGGTAAGGCTCTTACCAGCGGTAGCTCAAACTTTACAACGTTGAACAGTGTTGTATCCAGTACAATTACTACTATGGGCAGTTTTGCCAGTGGTCTAGCCAGACTAGTTCCAATATTCGGCGAAGGTCTTGGTAAATTAATTGACACTGGCGCTAAAGCTATTGCCGAAGGCGGACAGATTGTTATTCAGCAATTTGAAGTAGGATTCAGTGCATTCAAACAGGCTGCCAAGATAGGTGCTATCGATACGTTTACGGATCTACGTGTAACATCGGACAAACTAAACCTTCGTATGGAGGAGTTGGCTAACGTTCTTGTTACAAACGGTGATAAACTAACGCAGATAGGTGGTTCGGCAATAGCTGGAAAAAATGCCTTCCAGCAACTAGCGGATGGCAGTGATCAGCTACGCCGTGAGTTCTTACGCCTTGGAACAGACACACAAGAATTCTCTAACTTGCAGATTGGCATGTTGAATCAGTTTGCACGTACAGGAAAGAGTCTAAAGGATGTAGACAGAATACAGTCAGACTACATGAATAACCTACAACTCATCAGTGAGTTGACTGGTAAAAATAAAGAAACACTACAGCGCGAACGTGATGAAAGACTAAACGAATTCAAATTCAGATCACAATTTGAAAAGTTGAGTAAGCGTGAACAGATGGATTTACAGGCAAAATTGGATTTTGCCAAAAAAGTAAATCCGGAATATGAAAAAGCATTGAAGGGTTATATAGGAACCGGCGGACTTATTATAGGCAAACAGCTACAGACTAGTTTCTTGCGTAGTGGTGGTGCGGAACGCGATGTTGCAATGCGTATGAACAGAATGTCTATGCAAGACTTTATTCGTGAGTCTATAGGTGTTGGACAACGTGTAAAGGGCAGAGTCGATCCATATGCAAGAGTACTAGATGAATCAAGTTCTATTATTGGTTCTGGAATCACTGGTTATTATGATCTTGCAAATCTAAAAGAAGAAGACATAAAGAAACTACAACAGGGTATACAGCAAAATAGAGAAAATCGTGATAGTGAAACTGCTCAACTGGCTGATACTTCAACTGCTCTACAACGTGCTGGTGTAAATTTACAGCAATTAGCTGTTGGTGTGGATGTTGCCAAAGACGCGATGTCAAGTTTTGCTGGAGTAATAGAAACACTTACTAGTAAACTAAAAACATACTTTGGCGCAGGCAAAACATCTGCTGGAAGTAGTAACGCAAGTGCATCTGGGGTTGCGGTAGAAGGAGCTGGAGCAGCAAACGCTAATGCTGTCATGGAGGGCGCCGCAGGTGGAGCCCAAGTTCCTGCTGACACTCCCGTGACAGGAGGTACATCATCTAGGCCAATCTCTAGATCAATGGGTATGCCAGGTATGATGCCTACCAGCGCCGACGCATCAGACATGGAAACAACTCCAGCTGGATTCTCAGATCGAGAACGTGATCTACCACATTATGTGAATATGTTTGAGTGGGGAAGTGGTGACGCACGTATGACTAGATTTGCTTTACTAGATGAAAATCTAAAGAAGAACATGACACGTGCAGCACGCGATTATTACGAATTAACAGGAAGAAAACTAATATTCAGAAGTGGTCTAAGAACTAAAGAAGAACAAAAGTTGTTATATGATCGTTGGATCAAAAAGGGAAAAACAGGATATCCAGTTGCAAAACCAGGGCAAAGTCGCCACGAATCTGGATTTAGCTTAGATATCAATGACGATCAAGCTGACTTCTTGGATAGAAAAGGCATACTCGCAAAGTACGGCTTAGATAGACCGGTCAGAAATGACCCTGTTCACATTGAATTGAGCGGCCAGCGCAGGCCTGGCGGCAGAAAACGGGTCCAGGAGGCTGCACTTGGTGGTATTGTAGAAGCGGTAGCAGGTGGTCGCCAACTTATAGCCGCCGAAGCTGGTATGAACGAAGCATTTGTTCCACTGCCAGATGGAAAAACTATACCAGTTACTATGAGCGAGAACGGCGTGTTCGGAGATATAAAGTCATTACTATCTGATATAAGAGGACTACTAGAGTCCGGCAACGGCATATACAGAAAACAAATGATGATAGCCAGAAATTAAACTATAAATAATAGATCAAGTATCATCAAACATGGCATATAAACGCAAATTTACAAATCAGCATGGCGCATTGAGTCCGATCTCTGGCGGAAACAGCAACGGCGGCGCATGGAACGCTGGCATGGGACAGGAACCCACTGGTGGCTGGACAAATGATTTTGCGTATAGAAATTACCAAAGTAGATTGCCAGAAGTATACACTGGGCATCCAAATCGTATTGAGCGTTACAACCAATATGAAATGATGGACGTTGATCCAGAAATAAATGCATGTTTAGACATATTGAGTGAGTTTAGTACTCAGGCCAACCAGCATAACAATACTCCGTTCGAGATAGTTTTTCACGGCGAGCCTACGCAAACAGAGGTGTCACTAATTAGTAAACAATTACAACAGTGGTGCAATCTCAACGAGTTCGGTACTAGAGTTTTCAAAATATTCAGAAACACTGTCAAGTACGGTGATCAAGTCTTTATACGAGATCCAGAAAACTTCAAGTTATACTGGGTTGACATGACAAAAGTAGTAAAGGTCATTGTCAATGAGAGCGAAGGTAAAAAGCCGGAACAATATGTATTGAAGGATATAAATCCTAATTTACAAAATCTGACAATAGCTGAAAAAACAACCACTGACTTCCAGGCTCAACCACCTACAGCTGGTTATAGCGCTCCATACAGTTACACTGTTCCAAATGAACCATATGGAACTTCAGGAAGTAGATTTAGTTTGGGTGTAAACGAGAATGCTATCGACGCAAAACATGTAGTACATCTAAGTTTGACCGAAGGACTGGATCGTTACTGGCCATTTGGTCAAAGCATACTAGAAAACATATTCAAAGTTTATAAGCAGAAAGAATTGTTAGAAGATGCTATTCTGATATATCGTATTTCTAGAGCACCAGAACGAAGAATTTTCAAAATTGACGTTGGTAATATGCCAAGTCATATGGCGATGGCGTTTGTGAACAGAATAAAAGATGAAATACATCAGCGCAGAATTCCTAGTGTACATGGTGGACAAAGTGTACTGGACGCTACCTATAATCCATTGAGTATAAACGAGGACTATTTCTTCCCAACCACCGCAGATGGCAGAGGTAGTGAAGTAACTACTCTACCTGGTGGACAGAATCTTGGTGAGATTGATGACTTGAAATACTTCAATAACAGACTTGCCAGAGGATTGCGTATACCTAGTAGTTATTTGCCAACTGGCCCAGATGACCAACAAACACCTCTGAGTGATGGACGAGTTGGCACAGCGATGATCCAGGAGTATCGTTTCAATCAATACTGTGAACGCCTACAAGGTTATATCGCACGTAAGTTGAATGATGAATTCAAGTTATTTCTGAGATGGAGAGGATTCAACATTGATAGTGCTTTATTTGATATAAAGTTCAATCCACCGCAAAATTTTGCTAGTTACAGACAAGCTGAAATAGATACAGCAAGAGTGAATACTTTCACCACTATTGCAGCACTTCCTTATATAAGCACAAGATTTGCAATGCAGCGATTCCTTGGCCTAAGTCAAGAAGAAATAAAAGAAAACGAAAAACTATGGAACGAAGAGCGTACTGAGCCTGAAGACAGTGGTGCAAAAGGCAGTGACTTACGTAGTATCGGTTTGAGTAGTTCTGACATAGAGAGTGATTTGGAGACTGCTGAAAATATGCCTGATGAAGGTCAAGATATGACAGGAATGCCACCTGAGGTTACGGCTCCTGTAGCTCCTCCAGGCACTGAACCAGCAGCCGCACCGCCTGCCGCCACTCCTCCAACCGTATAAAAAAGACTAAATAATAGTTATGATATTACTAGAATTTTATACCGCTCCACCAGAAGGATGGCAAGACATCAAAGATGATCACAGTCAGCCAAAATGGAAAGAAAGCCGCAAAGCTACACTTATCTTATCAGAAATAAACAAGATAAGACGTATGAATGAAGTTCAGTCATATGAAAGAGCCAGCGATCTAAAAAAGATTAGAAAACAGTACAGTCCTCCAGCGGCTGAAGCGCCTGGTTTATAAACAAAAACCATTAAATGTAAAAAAACAGCAGTTATTACGCTGTTTTTTTGTTTATAGAGTAAATAATTTTACAAAGCCATTTTATATTCTAAAGGAGCACAAATGAGCGCAGCAAAATTTGAAAAACTAATTGATCTCATTATCAATGAAGATCAAGAACGTGCAGAACAATTGTTTCACGAAATCGTTGTAGAGAAAAGTCGTGAAATTTATGAAAGTCTAATGGACGATGATCTACAAGAAGACATGTCAGAGGATCTAATGAGCGAGATCGAAGTCGAAGAGACAGATTCAATGACAATGGAAGATGACATCGAAGGTGAACTAGAAGTCGATGACACCGAAATGGGTGACGAAGAAGATTTCGACTCTGAAGAAGTAGACGGCGAGATGGATGACATGGGCGACATGGATGACATGGGCGACGACATGGGTAGTGAAGAGCCAGCTACTAAGAGTGACTTGATGAATCTTGAGGACAAACTTGATCAACTTATGGCTGAATTCGAAGCTGAATTTGGTGACTCTGATGAATCCGACTCCGAAGAAGAAGTTGTTGACAGTGGCGAAGAGGAAGAGGAAGAAGGCGAAGAAGAATCAGGTGTTATGGAAAGTGTTGATCTGAAGAAAGTACCAGCCGCAAAGATGGGTGATGACGGTGCTCAAAAGGTAAGTCCAGTAGCTAAAAACAGTGGATCTACCGGCATGGCAAGTAAGCCAGTAAATTTCGCAGGCGGTTCAGCAGAATCAGGCGGAAAAGTTGCTGCACCTAAGGCAATGGGAACAAAGTACAAGAATTCACCAGATGGTGGAAAAAATGTAGGCGACGGTAAGGGTGAAAGTGCTCCAAAGCCAAAGGCAGAGACTGTCAAGGCCAAGAGTCCAGTTCCAGAAAGTCGCATGACCACAAAGAAGATGGTCAAATAAGGATTTAGGTTGAAATGGCTTTATACCTATCATCGAGAAATAAAACCAAAGTAAAAACTTTGGCATTTCTCTATCGTTGGACCCACATATCATCTGAAAAATGGTATGTGGGCTCTCGTACCGCAAGAGGTTGCCATCCAAATGACGGCTATATTTGTTCAAGTAAAATAGTTAAAGAAATGATAACAGGTTCTCCATCAGAATGGAAAAGAGAAATTTTGGTATTTGGAGAGCAATCTTATATTCTCAACTTAGAGTGTTCTTATCTTTCTGCCTTGAATGCAAAATATGATCCTATGAGTTTCAATCAGCATAACGGCGACGGAAAATGGACCACTTTGGGAACAACTTGGTCACAGCAGCAGAGAGAAAAAGCTGAAAAATCATTAAGTAAGTCTCGTATTGGTAGAAAAAAAACAGCAAAACATAAATTAGCTATATCAAATTCCTTGACTGGAAAAATACGAACTAAAGAACATGGTCAAGCAATAGGACTTGCCAGATCACTAGGTACATATTCATGTGATGGTATTAATGTTTTTAAATCTACAAGAGACGCTGCAAAATTTGCAGGTGTATCTCAGCCCACATTAATAAAATGGGTTAAAAATAATATTAATGGATGGCAATTTACACCTAAGGAGAAATTGTTGTGACAACTTATTTAAAAGAAAACTTGACATTCGACCGTGCTAGCATGGTCGTTGAATCTGTCAAGGAAGGTGATAGTGGATTGAAATCTCTTTACATGAAGGGTATTTTTATCCAGGGTGGGGTAAAGAACGCTAATGAGCGTGTTTACCCTGTTCCCGAAATTGAACGAGCCGTTGAACAACTAAACAGTCAAATAAGTGAAGGTCACTCTGTACTAGGAGAAGTAGATCACCCAGACGATCTAAAGATCAATTTAGATCGTGTAAGTCATATGATCACTAACATGTGGATGGATGGACCAAATGGTTTTGGTAAACTAAAGATTTTACCTACGCCTATGGGACAATTGGTTAGTACCATGTTAGAGAGTGGAGTAAAACTTGGAGTTAGTAGTAGAGGTAGTGGTAACGTAGATGATTCTACTGGTAAAGTTAGTGACTTTGAAATAGTCACAGTAGATATCGTTGCACAACCAAGCGCACCTAATGCATACCCAAAAGCTATCTATGAATCATTATTGAATATGAGACACGGACATCGTGTATTAGAAAGTCTAAAAGATTCTGATGT